GACAGTGTGGGCACGTGGAGTATGGCCACCCTCGAGTTCCTGCTGGGCCTGAGATGGTACCTCCTCGTCTCGCTGTCTATGTCAGCAGCCGCTGAGGGAAGTTCAGTGGGCACTGGCCCCCTGAGCATGAAGGGCAGGATGTCGAGTGCGCTGCCGCCTATGGCGATGATCTCCCTGCTGCCAGTGGGCAGCCCGTTCCCCACTATCGTATTTACTTCGCTGGTGCTAGTAATTTTGTTGATGGTGAAGTCACCTGTGTTCTGGAGGATATCTACTCTAGTGTTGATGCCTATCTGGTCCTCTACCCCTTTTAAGGCAGCATCGTAGTAGACGTCGATGGTGTCGACTCCAGCGTCTATCGTCTGGTTGATGATCTCCTCGCTGGGGTCTGGGAGCATGCGTAGGAACGGGTGGCCATCGACGTGGTTCAGCGAGTGCCTACCGCTGTGGCCGATCTTGAACTTCTCGTCGATGGCACTGGTGTCCCACGCGACGGCGAACGGGTTGTTGGTGTCGACGTCGGTCGTTGACATCCTACTGGAGTAGACGATGCCGTGGTTGTCGTACGGCCCCTCGTCGATGATCATCTGACCGGTCCTGTCTATCATCTGGGTGGAGTAGTGCAGTGGTTGGTACGGGCTACCCGTACCACTGTCAATCAATAGGTCAGAGCCCACCACCACGAAGAAGTCGTCGACGTCGTCCGTCCTCGTGTGTAGTGTGGTCCTCAGACCGTTAGCGTCACCGTTGACGAAGTCTATGTGTATGCTCGAGACGAGCATGTAGGGTGTGCTGTCTATGTCGTTGATAGAGTGCAGCCTGACCCTCTCTGGTGGCTTCTGGTTGGGCTTCTTCGTCTTCGGGTTGACGGAGCCCGCGTTGATGAGGAGGTTGTAGGGGACGTGTGCGACGTCTCTGGTCGTCGTCGTGCCGGGTGTCGTATGTGCGTCGAAGACCTTGTAGTTGCCCATCGAGTATGGTGATGCCGTGAAGTCGACGGTCCCCGACGTCACCGTCTTCCCAGTGAGTGTGGTTGCCAGTGAGGCGGCGTCCGACGCTGTGGCGAACAGTATCTTGGTGAGGCCGCTCACGGTGCTGAAGGTGGGGTTGATCTCGAACGATCCCTGAACGGGTGCGATTGGCTCCTCGAACCTGTAGAGCACGAGGGTGTTGTCATCGACGAGCGGCGCGTTCCTGTTGATCAGCGCGTCTGTGAACCTGTTGGAGAGGTGCAGCCCCTCCATGATGCCCCTGAACTGACCTCCCTTACCACCCACGAAGATGTGGTGGTCGCTCTTGTTGAGTGTGAAGTCGCTGTCCCTGAGCGTCCTCTGGACCATCAACTCACCATTGATGTAGAGCACTGCGTCGTTCTTCCGTAGGGCTGCTACGACGTGTATCAGTGGCCTGTGGTTGACGTTGAGTGAGGTCGCATCGTCATATGACGAGTTGAAGCGGTTGTAGGAGTCGTGTGGTCCACCGAAGGTGGATGGTGGGTAGACGGTCCCGTCATACCCATTGTCCTCCTCGACGGCTGTGCTCAGCCTGACGACCTCGACGCCAGTGGGCCTGCTGAGTGTGACGGTGAAGACCGCTGGTCCCGGTGTGTCGACGTTGCCGATGCTCAGTGAGAACTGGTTCTCCTTCTGGACGATCACACCACCGCAGTCCGGTTGCACCCAAGCCTCTATGCAGAACTGGTTGCCGAAGAGGCCGCTCGTCAACGTGGATGTCTGGGAGCCGCTCGGGTTGCTCGAGAGCAGGGTGGACATGGTCTTGCCATCAGGCGTCAGGTCACCGAGTTTGGTGTGCCTGCCCTGTGGTATGATGATGCTGTCGCTGACGCCATCGAAGAGGAACGCGTGATTCGTCCTCCCCAACACAGCCATCTCTTCACCACTCAGATCATGTTGTCAGCAGGTGAGAAGTCCATCCTGAACCCGTAGACCGTGGCACCTGCGTCGTAGAAGATGTCCATCTTCGTCACAGTGCCCTGTATTCCAGTGTACTCGTCACCGGTGCTGAACTTCGTGCTGGCAGGTAGGGTGTTCGCCTCACTACCCTTGTCCTCAGCCTTCTTGTTGAGCCCTGTCGGCATGAAGAAGTTCCGAGCGACGTAGGTGTCACCATCAGCCTGTATCTTGGAGTTGTAGGGTATCTGGATGCCGATGATGTAGTCACCATCAGCACTGGCACTGTTGAGTGCTATACCTCCACCAACGACAAAAGCAGCACCAGCCAAAGCGACAAGGGGTGTTGCCAAAGACGCAGCAGCGAGCAATCCTCCCCCTCCTATTCCTGAAGCAACTGCTCCACTAAAACCGGCCAATGGTGCCTGTCTACTTGAGTTGTTCATGACCCCATAGAGGTCCATGACCTTGTCACCGGCGCTCTTGGCCGTGGCATCGACACCACCGCTGAAGCCCTCCACGTGTGGGCTCCTCTTCCTCCCGTTGTAGGCACCGCTATTGAGGAACAGGAACTCAGGGTAGGCGGAGTGGTTGCCAGCGGTGCCAGCGGTGTCCTGAGTTATCCTCAGAGCACTGTTGGTACCACGTGAGTTCTGGTTGATCAGGCTGTTCACCACAGTCGCTGAGATGTCCGTCACGTCGTTGTTTATCCAGTCAGCGACGCCTTGCGTGAACTGCACTGCTGTGATTCGGGTGCCACTGGTGTTCTTTATGCGGAGTTTGTCGGTCACCGTGTTGTACCCCGGTGTGCCAGCAGTCTCCTCGAAGTAGAGGCTGAAGTAGTCTCCAGCGGAGTTCCTGAGCCTGAATCTGTTGTTGGTGTTGAGCAGGAGGTTGTCGATGTTGTCGTTGGTGGTGAAGACGTGATTGAAGTCGCCAGTGTTCACGCCCGTCTGTGACACCGAGAAGTCGACAAGGCCGGACGCTCTCTTTGCCCCACTCTCCTGCTTGTCATCCGTGAACACCCCCTCTACGACGATGAGTGACTTGTTCTTGTTGAGGTCTATGCTGTATCTCCTACCACCGAGCGCAGGTAGGGAGTGTGGGGTCACGCCTCTGTCGACCGTGAAGGTGATGCCGGTGGCGTCGAGTTCGATGAGGTTGCCGTTGTCCTGTACGAGCCTGATTGGTGATCCGTTCGCTGTCGCCATGTCTATAACCTCGGTGCCCTCGTCAGACCGGCGTTGTACCTAGCCAACTCCCTCTGGATCTCGTTGCCTATCTCGAGGGCGAACTGCTTCTTGTCCGTCCTGTCCGTCAACCCACCTGCGTTCACGGTGACGTTGACCGAGCCCTGCTGGATGGCAGCGACGTCAGCAGCCTGCTGCTTGGACGCTGCGCTCGCGGCGAGTTGCTCCTGCTGTACCTTGCCCCTGATTATGGCATCCGCATAACCAGCATCGGACACCTGCTGAGCAGTTGTGAATTGCGATATCGGTGCCATCGCCTCCTCGACCTTCTTCTTGTCGAAGATGCCGTCGAACTTACCCTTGAGGAAGTTGAACGCCGAGCCTAGTCCCTCTTCGATGTCCCCCTTCACGTCCCCGATCTTGTCGGTTATCTCACCGAAGGCATTGGAGGCCATCTCACCGAGGCCACTGAACACACCTGAGAAGGCGCTGCCTATCCCGCTGATCGCGCCAGTGATGCTCGACAGACCACCAGAGAGGCTGGTGAGCAGGCTCTGGAGGGACTGCATGGCATTGACTATCGGCAGCACCATCAGAACCCATCCTCCATCTGTAGGAAGGAGTAGTCAAGTGTTATGGTTTCGTTTCCTGTTCTCTCTTGCATGTTCACGCGTTTCCTCTCCTTGCCCTGCTCGTCATCGACCGCCATGGCCCAGACGAGTGATTGTTTGAACACGCCCCTCTCCATATTCAATACCTCTGTCAGCGATATACCATAGTGCTTGGCCACGATGTAGGCGAACAGTTGAGTTTGCAGTGAGATGTCCTCTGTCGTCTCGACCTTGCCGCTCGACAGGAACCTCTGCACCCTCACCTGCTCGCCTTGGTAAAATCCCCCTGTATCGCCTCCGCCAACTCAGTGGGCTTCGGAAGATGGGCGCTGATCTGCTCGCCTATGTAGGCAGAGAGGTTCAGCATCTCATCTGAGGATAGGTGTGGGTTCGTGCGTGTGACGAAGTTGTCGAAGGCGTAGCGCCAGTAGGCGTCGAGGTCGAACGATATGTTGCCCTTCTCGACGATGAACATCTTCTGTGCTGCTCGCTGTACGTCGAAGAACGTCATGTCTCGGACCCATATCTCCATGACCGTATCAGGGTCACTGGGGTCCACTTGTATCTCATGTCGTCTTTCATTCGTCTGTGTCATTAGTCTGTTCTTGTCCACTATCTGGGGCATCTTCGTCACCTATGGTTGCAGCCGCTTCCTCAGCGGGGGCATCCGACTCATCCTCGGCAGCCGCTTCCTCAGCGGGGGCCTCGGCCTCGTCTTCGTCCGGTGTATCAAGGAGTCCCTCGTCATGACGCCGTAGTCTCATTACGACCTCCGCCTTGGTTCCTCGAATGGTAATTCCCCTGCGCCTGCACTCCTCCTGCAGTTCGCGCACGGTGTATGAGGAGTAGTCGCCCATCGCCATGGTCGGCTCCTCCACTGGTGGTGTGATCTCTGGCTCTGGCTCTGGCTCTGGCTCTGGCTCTGGCTCTGGCTCTGGCTCTGGCTCTGGTGCCATCTTCTCGATCAGCGCGTCCCATCGTGGGTCGACGTACGGCTCTGGCTCGAGGTCCACCGGGTCCTCGTTGGTGTACGGTGGGTGTGCGGAGTCAGCGAAGTCAATGTGGGTGGAGAGCACCTCCTCTGCGACGTTGACCCAACCCGGCTTGAAGAGGTCGTCGATCTCAGGTCTCGTCCTCACCCTCATCATCTCGGCCTTGAAAGGCATGCCTGTCTTCTCACAGAGCCACTCGAGGTACGCAGCATGGCCGTTCCTGTTGAAGTATCGAACCCTCTCTATGTCTGTCGGCCACATCCTCGTCCCTCAACTGTGCATCAGCGTGTCCTTTGCTATGACGTGTACCGTCTTTGGAAGTATCTTCAGGGTGGACCGTAGGGGCCCCTTGTCCTCTGGTATGGGCAACGGTGCCTCTACGATGAAGTAGTCATCCATCACGATGTCGATTGACTCCCTCGTGGCACCTGCCCCCTGCTTGGTGAACGAGAGGCGTATCATGTCGTTGTCCACGGCGTCGCTGGTGTCATCGTCGTAGTGGTCCACTGCCCTCCTCATCTTGTGGTAGAAGACCGGGTCGTCGACGATGATCTCCATCTCCAAGTCGTACTCCGTCTTCCCCTCGACTGCGAGGGATGGGTTGCGTGTGCCAGCGAAGGGGACTTGGTCCGTCTCGGAGTCAGCGACGTTCGCACCATTGACGGTGTAGTACTGCTGGACGCCAGTGCTACCATTGAGGTTGAAACTGACGACTTGACCAACCTGTACTCCTGCCACTGTAATAGTTCCGTTGTAGAACATGAACGGCTTCTGGGTCCTCTTGGCGATGCCTGACTCCTTCCTCTTCACCTCGGTGTTGGCGGTGTCCTCGAAGAGCCTGTGTGTGTCGTACCTGTCGCCCTTGGTTCCCTCGAGCCTACCAGTGTCGGTGTAGACGAGCGCTGAGTCGAAGTCGACGGTCAGCCTCAGTGCCGCATCGGTGTCCGCTGTGAGGTTGAAACTGGTCACCTTGCACCCACGGAAGACGCGTGTGAGTTGCTTGGAGTCGCTGTTCGACCCATCGGTCGTCCCCTCGTTGCTGTCAGTGTCCCTCCTCCTCACGCTGACCTCCATGGCGAACGATGGGATGTTCGTGCGTGAGAACAATATGCGCTCGACTGGGTTCGTTATCAGTCCGTAGTCAGTGTTCGTAGTGGTCATGTGGGGGCTGCCCCTGCTGCTGTCGGACTCGTACCTGACGAACTTGATGCTGGTGTCATCGGCGTGAGAGAAGTTCAGGGGGTCATCGACCCATATCCTACCTGAGCCAGAGGAGTCAGATATGGCTACGATCCTCCGTATCTCTTGCTTGATGGCCTTGCTCAGTATCGAGTTGGCTCCGTTGGTGGGCCACGTGCCGTCACTTGCGGTCTCCCTGTAGGTCTTGATGTCGGTGGTGTTGGAGTCATTGATGATGACGTAGTCACCAACTCCTATGTCGACGCTGTTGATAGTAGGGGCGGCTGATCCTCCATCGTATAGGAACGAGGATTCACCCTGTGATATGACACCATTGGTCAGGAATGTGGCACCACCTGTGTTGAGAGTGTCTCCTGTGGCGTATGTGGCCTCATGCCCGAGGCAGTAGTACATCCATCTAGCGTTGTGCATGTTGGACTCGAAACTACCACCCGTGTTGAGGAACCTGCCCGGAACCTGAACGGCGACGTCACGACCTAGCCCAACGACGTGGTACCTCTTGAGGTCGACCCTCGTCTCTGGTAGTGATATCGTGTTGACGAGGCCTACGAACTGGTCCGTCAGGACTCGCTCTGCACTGCTGGAGGCGGTCGCGTTGTAGGTCATCGACACGTCCATCGATGGTGTTGAGAAGGGTAGGATCTCCATGACGTCATTATCCTTCGACTCCTTCGCGGTGGAGTGGTCCGTCCTCAAGGCAGGTGTGATGGTCAGTTCCGTCACACCAGTCGCGACAGCATGCTTGATGATGGTGTAGGTGCGACCAGAGACGGAGTAGTCGTCATCCGTGCTGAAGTTGGGGCTGGTGCTCTTGATCTTGAACACGACCTTGGAGCCGACGAGCATGCCGACTGGGAACGCGAGTAGGCCACTGTTGACGGGGGTGGAGGAGTCCCCACCACTGAAGGTGACGACGCTAGTGTCCTTGACGAGATCGCGGCTCGCTGCCTTGGCGATGAACTTGAACGAGCCAGCGTACCCATGTGGAAGGACCACACCCGTCTCGTGACCGAATGTGACTTCGGTCAAGTCTCCCTTGTACACTGTCGATGGCATGCCTACACCTATGGGATGAGTTCTGCGAAGATAACAACTTCGACTTGGAACGTGGTTCTGAAGAGTAATTTGGTCCTATCGGAGAGATCCGTGCGGGTCTTGTAGACGAGCCTGTCCATGTTGGTGCCGTCCCCCTTCCTCTTGGTGTGGATGATCCTGCGAATCTCGTTCTCCATCAACTGCTGGTGTCGACGGCTCCTCATGGTCCTCGCATCGAGTGTGATGTTTATCCTAGTGGTGACGAAGTCGTAGAGCAGTTCCGGTGTCTCCTCGTTGTGTGCCGTCTCGAACACGATGACATAGTCCCTGTTCCTCATGTCCAGTCGCTTGCCGGTCTCGGGGCTGACGTCGGCCACGTCGATGATGACCGGCTTGAAGCCGTCGGTGTTGCCCCTGTTCCAGTTCTCGTTGAGCGTGTCGAGGACGAGGTTGATGCCCTCACTGTATGTTGCGACCACGGGTCCTCACCACCGTTCTCTCGAATGCGCGTATGGCGCTGTTGTCCTCCACCTTTCTTAGGTACGACTGGGTGTCGGGCACTATCGCCCCTCCCTTGAGGTCGAGGTCATAGTCGTAGTAGAGTGGGTTCTCCGTGACCATTCGTGACTCCACCCTAGAGAGCGTACCCTCGTCCATTGGCTCCCCGTCCGGTATGGCGGACAGTTCCCTCTCCTCCTGCTCTATCCTCTCCCTCTGGGGCTGGGGCGTCTGTGAGAATGCCCCACGTAGTTCCTTCTGCAGTTCGTCGTTGGCCTTGAAGTGTTCAGTGACTTGCTTGAGCAGCAGTTTCGTCTCGAACGACGGTCTACTCAAAGGCGACCACCTCGATGTACCGTGGTAGTGTCCTATCGATGTCCTGACGGTAGAGTTGGATCTTGGATGCTAGGTCCACGTTCTGGGAGCCCTCTGGTATGAGGACGCTCCTGTCGTCGCTGAGCAGCAACTCGATGGCCACCATCTTGGTGCAGATGTCCTCGATGGCCTTCTCCAAGTACCTCTCACCGTAGATGTACGCCACCTTCACGGCGTTCCACTCGAAGAATGGGTATGAGTTGTTGAAGTAGATGATGCCCATCTCGTGGTCGAGCCAGTAGTCACGTAGCCTGCCCCTGTCACCACTCGCGCTACCACCCTGTAGGTCGACCTGCATGAGGTTCTGTGTGAGTGTCCCTGCTATGTCAGAGAGCGCAGATCCAACCACGATCGCACAGCCGGTGAAGGTAGTGGCCGTCTTTCCAGTGTACCTGAAGACGTCACCACTGGCGTCGACGACGACACCTGCGTCAGAGAAGCCGCTTGTGCTGTCCACGGTGATCGTCGTGCTGTCAAGGCTGCTGAACGTGGCGGTCTTCGTGTCCACTTGCTCTATGGTGATGTTGCTGTCCGTCACCACGATGCTGCACGACTCACCAGCCTGTGTGGATCTCATGCTCGTGATCTTGACCTGACCGCTGCCGTAGTCGGAGTTCGCTGTCGCTAGGAACTCGTTGTGTACTGCTACGTTGGAAGTACTTCCCTCGAGGGTGAAGGCTGGTGAAAAGTCGACGGCTGCCTTGCTCACCCTGTCCTCCTTGTTGATTAGGTCAGCGAGGTTCTGGGCAGTGGTTATCTTGTCGAAGTCTGCCCTCCATTGTGTGGTTGACGTCCCTATCGTCAGCGTAGCGGCGCTCCCATTGCCGGGAGACATGACGATGGAGCCTGATAGGGATCGTGGGTCGTCTGGGATCTTGATGCGAGCCTCGGACGCCCCTATCTCCCTGTAGTCGTCACCCTGCCACAACTCGATGCGGAGCATCTGCTGTACGTTGCGGAAGAGGAGTGGTGTGGTGCCGACGTAGTCAGTGTAGTATCGTCGCCTGTATGGCTTGTACGTGTCGAAGTTGATGTACTCCGCAGCGACGAGGTTCGGTCGCCATGAGTTGTGCGTCATGTTGTCTATCCTGTCCTGCGCACGGAGGATGAGTTGCTTGACCTTGTCATACGTGACGCCCCTCGTCCTACCATTGGTGAAGGACGCCGTGTTCTGGACGTAGGTGTTGTCAGCGCTCTGGTAGTCCGCCGCCGTTATGGATGACGTGAAACCGAGCCTGACGCCATTGATCGTCGATGTGATGGCCGTGATGGTCCGCTCCAGACCGAGCGGGTCGGCATCGCTGTAGATGAGTAGCGTGTCTCCCACAGCGAACCCGATGCTGCGATAGTTCGCCCCAGACACGAAAACCCCAGTGCTCTCTGAATCTGCGCTCACCGCTACAGCGTCCTGTGGGCCGATCTCAAGGAGGTCAGCGACCTTCTGTGGTGTGGTGTAGACAAGGGCGTCTGGGTCGAGCGGTCTCGTCTCTGGCTCACCGGGACTGAATACTTGTGGCATCTACAGTCTGGCCTCCTCACTCCGTGTCGCTAGGTTGTACTCCATTGGTCTTTCGCATGCACCACATGTCTCCCTCCACATGAAGTGCAGGAACCCACAGTGCTTGCAGCGCGTACCAGCGCCTATGTTGAGCACGTCGCCCACGTTCTTGTTCCGTTTGCGCTGCTCGGATGTGACACCGGCGAGGGGTTTGTCCTCTGAGAGAACATTCCCCTCCCCGATGCTTGTTGCGTATCTCACATTCTGCTTCTGTGCTACCGAGAGGTCATCGATGTCAAGCGTTCTCAACTCGAACCCCACAGTCTCACCCCATCATGAGGAGTGATAGACTACAAGATAGATGTTGCCCAGAACGTTGATCGGCTCACAGGACACTATCGTACCACTTGGAAGTTCACCGGTAATGGTGGAACTCAAGGTAGAAGTGGCTGAGAACTGCCTTGGTGTGTATGGTCCTAGGACCGTCACTCCTGCTGCCACTCAATCACCTGTTCAATCAGTTCCTGTGTCCGATTGCCATGAATCTTCCGCCGCCAGTGCCTAACTCTGTGAAGTAGGCTGTCGTACCGCTGTACGATACAGCCACTGCCCTAGCGGTCGAGTCTTCTTCCATGACTTGGAACATGACGATGTCTGCTAGGAACGGGGATAGGTCCACGGACGAGTCTCCATTGGCGAACGTGCCAGTCACTACCATTAGATTTCCAAATACTGTCGGTCTGCTGTCAAATGCTACTGTCATGTTTCAATCACTCTCCTGTTTCCTGTTGTTCCTCAACTATTGGCTCCTCATCTAATACTTCCGGCTCCGGCTCTGGTGCCGGTGGGTTCAGATGCTGGTCCACGAGTTGAAGCAATTTTGTTTTCGTTCTGTATGATGATGCTGCGAACTCGACACCCTGAGACCCGAGCCACGCACTGATGTCAGCGCGTCGCCACGAGTCGTCAGGTATGCCGTCGTTCCCCACATCTACTGTTGGAGCCTCGTCGCCTTCGAGGGTGAAGTAGGGGGCCACAAGGAACCGGCGGTACTCATCCACCCATTCCTGTGTGACGTCCCTGACCTCTCCCCTTGTCCAGTCAGGCGTGTAAGCGTCAGGGCTTCGCCTGTAGAACGAGGGTCCATTGTAGCGGACTGAGGGCATTAAGAGCACCTCAAGCCACTATCATCCAGCAAGTCACTAATGCGTCAGATGTCGACGTGACAGTGAACTGAGCAACACCGTTAGTGATGTTCTTCAGTGTCACACCTGCTGCTGCGGTGCTGTTGTCACCAACGATCACTGCTAGGACTTTGGTTGCGTCCCCTGATAGGGTCAAGGTCTCATCGTTGGCTAGTGCCGTTGTGAATTGACCGCAAACCAATTTGGCCCCTGCTGTGGCGTTCGTTGTGTTCGAGTTCTTGGCTTGGAAACCAGCGAGGGAGCCGGGGTATGAACCCGCGGCTGCTCCGCCGTCCAGCCATGACGTGTCGTCATCTGGTGTTCCTGCGTATAGATCAAGAGAGAAACTCTCGGTAAATACTGCGCTGCTGCTTGTTGTGTATGTTATTGCCATCTTTTTTCACCTACCTACTTATTATCTCCAATTCAGGACAGGTCCCTCACGCTACCATGTGCACCGAAGAAAGTGGTCCATACCTCACCCATGGTTCGGTATAGTCCTTCCTGACCTAGTCTGTTGATGGCGAACGGGTCGCCAGTCTCGATACCACTCTCGTAGTATTGAGTTGGTATTGCTGTGCTGAAGTACAGGTAGTCAGTGTCGAGGAAGTACATCCTGCTGATACCGTCTTTCGCTACGTCCTTGGATGGGATGATCGGGACACCGTTGTAGGTAGCCACGATGAAACCAGCCTCGATTCCGGGGACACCCTTCACACCGTTGTAGGTGGGGGTCACCCTCTTCTCTTCCATGAACCTCTGCTGGGACTGTAGCAGTTGCTGTAGTCTCATCAAGGTGTCATATCCAGTTAGGATGACCTTCGGGTTTCCACCGCGCTCCCAGATGTTCTGGAACAGCGTGTCAAGTTGGTCAAGGCTGAGGGCCCTGTTGTTTGAACTTGCATCGGCGTTGTCCTCTGCGAAGGACCATGTGTTGGCGCTCCTGTCGATGGAGTAGATGTCCTCGTCCCCAGCGTCGTAGTGGGTACCTGATGCCATCTGGTTGTTTCCAGTCGTGATTCTGTCCAACGACTCGAAGTTGTTGGAAGCGACGGTCGTGACGTCCGTTAGGAGCATCTTGTTGACCATCTCAGCGTGGTGCTTGCCCATCTCTTCCTTCATGACGGATCGGATGTCTCCGAGGCCGTCGTCCTTGTCAGCGAGGAAGATCGCGGTCTCCGACATGTCGAAGGTGTGTGCGATCGTCTTTGGCTTTGCAGCGACGTGCTGGAAGGTTGGCTTCACAGTGTCAGGCAGTGTTGCGTTCTCAGCAACGCCGCCGTGGAGTGCACCGCCGTTTGGCTTGGCGGTGATGACTCTCCATCCTGATCTGTCCCAAGGCCTCTTGGGTAGTATGCTGAAGGCGTTGAACTCTTGGTTCAACTGCGACCAGACCTTGCGCCCGTAGATTGCTTGGTATGTACCAGCAGTCGTGGACAGCATTGGGCTGTCGGCCTTGAGCAACTCGCTACCGGAGTAGGAGTAGCCCATTGCGTTCCCGGCACCGTAGTAGTACCGCTCCATGTCAGTTATTGTTCGTACGTAGTCTCTTGCCATTCATAATCACCTCTGTGTTTTACTTAGGCCCTCCTGAAGGCCTTGTTTGCTAGGTTGTGAACCTCGTCCCACGACATTGACGCTAGGTCAGCGGTGGAGGGGACATCTACGGATGGTACGGACTCGGACTTGGCGATCGTCTCGCCAGCCTCTGCTGGGGTGCTGAGTGCCTCGACTCTCTCCGCTAGGGAGGCGATCGACTTCTGGATCTCATCGAGAGGTCCTCGTGCGTCGAACTCGAGGGCAGCGGCCTTGGCGATCTCTGCGGATCTCTCTTGCTCGTAGCGAGCAGCGAACTCTCCCTCTAGGGATTTCTTCAACTCTGCCTCGAGCATGGCTGCTTTGTAGACTTCGTAGGCTGCTTCCACGTCAGTTGCGGAAACATTCTCTGGGTTAAGGTAGTCGGCTTTCGCGACTTTGGACGATTTGCCCTTTCCACCAGCGCCGAACTCGGCCTTGGGGACCTCTGGCTTGCCGTCTTCCTGCTCCCTGCCGGGTGCTTGTCCAGCGAAGTAGGAGCCACCGTCTCCGATGGCCTTGGGGTCTGAGCCTAGGTTGGCCTTTGCCACGTCATCGAAGTGGGTTCGAGCACCCTCTACATCCACACCAGCGGATTTCAGGGTGTTCTCCATCCAGTCCAAGTACTCGGACGAGATGACGTCGGAGTACTCCTCGGACTTTTCTACGTCCTCGGATTTCTTCTCATCATCTTTGTCCATGTCTTTCTCGTCCTTCATGTCTTTCTTGTCGTCTTTCATGGCTTCTTTGAGTTGAGGAGGCATCCCCTTCTCAAAGGCATCAAGCCGACCTTCCAGACGCGAAAGGACGTCAGTCATTTGCGTCATTACGTCATTTTCTTCTGTCATTTTTTTCACCTGTTCTTTTTCTTTGTCTTCCTTTAGGATCTTGAACGTCGCCTCTGGGTTGATGCCTCGCTCGCAGATTGTAATTTCATGCAGTTCCAACTTGCTGATTTCTTGGTAGTCTCCATGCTCGGGGTCCGACTTCCTCACTCTCTTGAATGCCTGACCACCAATGCTGAATCCCCTGAGTGCCCCTTTGCGGATTTCAGCAGCGACTTCCTTTGCTTTCTCGATGTCGTCTCGTAGTGATACTACCACGAACATGCCGACATCGTCAACTTCGCTTTTCCAGAACCTCCCTTCGTTATCAGTGTATGATGGTATTACTTCCCCGACTTGTATGTTTGAGTGCGCTAGTTGCACGTTCCTGAACTTCGGGTCCTCCATGTATTTCTTGAATGCGTCTTTGAGTGCCTGCTTGGTTATCTTGTCGCCTTGCTTGTCTACCACTTCGACGCTGGCATACCCAGCGACGACGAGGTCACCACCCTTGAGCAATCGGAGGTTTGACTCTCCTGTTGCACGTAGTGGTTGTGACAACACAGTATCATAGTTGGTTCAGTCATACTACATATATGAAGCGGCAATGGATTATTCCTGCTTTGGATTAATCTCCTCCTTGGAATCGCTTGACTGCGAGCGCTTCTTCCTGTTTCTGAGGGCCTTTGCCTTGGGATACTCATCCTCGGGGTCCTCCTCTGGTCTCTCCTTCATGTCCCAGTCGGGCAACGACATCTCTGAGGTGAGGCTCGTTGGCCCCCTTGGGCTCTGTATCCCACTGCCCATATCGATGCCCAGCCCCTTGCCACCAGTGGTGTTGAACATCTGCTCCTTCTCGAGGACGTCGAGTGCCCGCTCGAGCACCTCCAGCGCCTTCTTCATCTTGGGCTTGAGGAGGATGTTCTTGTCCTCTGGCTTCAGGATGCCAGCGCTCTCCTCTTCGATGACCTTCCTGCGGTGCTCCTGCTGCTCCTCCGTGGGCGCGACCTCGCTCTCGGCGTCCTTCTGCCTCTCTATCTTCCCCTTCAGCATCATGCTGGCGACCTCTCCCCAGAATGGCTTGAGGCTCTCGGATAGTTCTATGCTGTAAGTATCCATGCCCATGTCCGACAGTGGCGTGGTCGGTGAGTGCACCCAGTGTCCTAGGCTGCTCTTCTCGAGCGTGTACGTGACGATGCTCTCGTTGGGCAGCGTGACGAGTAGGGTGTCGTCCTTGATGTCGATGCCATGTGGTAGGTGCACGGGCGAGTATGCCTTGGCCAGTATGGAGAGGGTCTCCATCGAGACGCTGGACTCGCCCTGTCCCTCGCCGACCAACTTGGATGGGCTGATCGTGAAGATGTCACGCCCTCCCTTCCTCTGCCTCTTGATGCCGGAGAACCTGACCTTGACGATGTCACCCTCCTCGAACGGCTTCGGGCTGGATACAGTACCAGCATCGAGGTAGACGTTGCCGTCATGGTCGACCGCTCTGTCACCTAGTCCCTCACCGTCTATCAGTGGACCTGCACCGAGCCTGTATGTGTAGGGGCCGTTGCCCCTGCGATCGAGGACGATGAGGTTGATGTCCCTGTTCGGCCTCAGCACCACCCACTTGGGATGCCTCCGCTCACCGCGCATGTACGTGCTCTTGCCGTCCCTGAGCAGGAGCGTTCTGTGCTCCGCCTGCAGCGTCTCGACGGCGTCCTTGAGACCCTCCTCGTCCGTGAACCTCGTGTCGTGTGGTCCTACGATGATGACTTGCTCGTGACTGTCGTACTGACCTCTCAGGACCTTGAAGCGCTCCCTGACGTTCATGTCCATGATGTCGGTGCCATCGTAGTGCATGATGTCCATGATGTGGAGCGTGTCCTTGCCGAGGATGCCGTCGAGTGTGCAGTCCTTCTCACCTAGATTCTTGACCCCCTTCTTGGCCCAGTCTGGGATGGCCCTCTGTCCCCCGTCCTCGTCGAATGCCTTGACCCTCCCTTTCTTCTTGGTCAGGACTATCCTGTCGCCATCGTACCACTTCGACACGACCCAACTACCGGTGAAGCCCCTCAACTCCTCCAAGTCCCTCATCCTGAATATCCTGTGCATGGGCCTGATGGGCGGCACCCACTCGGGTGCGGCATCTGCCTTGACGATGAGGTCGGGGTTGAGCATGAACGTGGCGTAGAGGCCAGCGTCCTGAATCGACTTGCCGATCATGGGTGTCTGGGACAGGGGCACCCCCATGGCGTCTCCCCTGTTGGCTGGGGGCTCGAACTCGGTCATTCCGTAGACGTCGGTGTTCATGCCGTTAAAGAGGTACCTCTGGGCGACGTCTGGCCCGAGGGCAGCGCTGATCATGTCGTTGGGCACTGACACCAGCGCCTGCTCGAAGGACTGGGTGCCGATCTGGGGAGACCCGTCGTTGAACTCGAAGCCATGTGTGGGCCTGACCCTGTACCCATGCTGCCTCATTGCGCTCGCACTGGTGAAGTAGTGCATGGCATTGGCCCCGTCCGAGTCGAAGTTCGTGATGGGCTGTGCGCCGAACTCGAGGCGCTCGGTGGCGAACGTGCTGTCCTCGTTGGCGCCTGTGTCGCTCTCGGGGTCGTAGACGACCAAGTCACGTAGGTTGTGGAGCGTCTGGTTGTGCCTGTGGGTGGCGCTCTTGCCCTCACGTGCCTGACCTCTGGTCGTGTCGCCCATGATCCCCTTGCCGTACCTCTCCTTCTCCCCCATCCTTGCGAATGGGGTGGTGGTCACGACCCCCTCGTCCGTCTTCTCGGTCTCGAGTGGTGCTTGGACACGGCGTACCCCGAAGGCCTCGTGCTGCTCCCTCCTGTCCTTGTTGAAGACGGATTGGATGGCCTTGCTGTGACCGTGGAGTTGCCTACCGTATCCCAGACTCCCCCTCTGCTCGGATATCATGTCGCTGATGCTGTCAAGTGCCTGTCTGGGGTTGCTGGTGTCCACGTCCACCCCCATCCTCTCTGCGAGCCTCGATATGGTGGAGGTAGCCCTGTCGACGTTGTTGTCCTCGAGGTACCTCAGTGCCCTGCTGTGGAGGGCGTCGAAGGAGCGTATCCTGCTCTCCTGCTCGATGAGCGGCTCTAGTTCCTCCAGTCTCGCCCGTACCTCTAGTAGCCTCTTACCAGACATTAGGTCCCACTCGCGTACGTCCTTCTCCATTCTACTCCTCATGGTCTTGAGGTTCCGCTGCTCGGCCACGAGTGGTGAGTCAGCGCTACCTACACCGTACCCGTACTGCTGCTTGATGTGCTCGTCGAGGTGGTCGTCATAGGCTCCAGAGTCGAGGCCCATGAGGTCACCGTGCTCCTTTATCAGGTTGTGATTCGACTGAATGAACTGGATTCTACCATCTGGTATGCTCTCGATGTAGGAGCGCACGTGCTGGATGTGGGCGTCATCCAAGGGGAACCCGAGTTGCTCTGCCAACTCGCTTGGGTCGGAGCGAGAGGTGACTGGTATGCCACCACCTTGGGTGAGGCGCTCCCTGAGTCGGCTGTAGATGGGCTCGGCCTTCTGCATCTGCTGAGATATCATGTAGTCAGCGGTCATCGGCCTGACACCAACGCCCTCCCAGTATTCAGATGGTAGGACGTGCAGTGACTTGTTGGCGTCGTGGAAGAGTCTCCTGATGTTGGCGTCGAACGCCGGGTTGTCGGGATCGAGGGCCTCCGGTGGTAGGAGTGTGGCGAGGTGACGTGCGGCGTCCACTATCGACTTGAGTTCGTACTGGTGCTTCAGGTTCATCTGATCTATTTGTCTCGCTGCCTTTTTCCTCCCACCTGTCTCATCGGTGGTCGAGAACGCCTGCTCGAGTTGCCTGATGTTGTCCTCGTTGAAGTCGATGCCTGAGTTCGATGTTGGGAATCTGGTATGGAGACCTCCGAGCAGTGAGGCCAGCCTCATGTGCTCGATCTTGTTCCTCCTCTGTTCCCCTGATGTGTGAACCCAGTTATTGGCGTCGAGTCTCCTGACCGATCCACCACCAGCGAATATGTCACCTACCTCACGTCCCATCTCCCTATCGTAGTCGGTGACGTCCTTCGCTCTCATCATGAGTTCCTTCCCATATGGTATGTTCTTCTTCCTACCCTCTTTCACTGTGTCAATGAGAAGGTTGTTGAGTTGGTCGATCGACTGCTTCTTGCCGTACTTCGATCCAACCTCGGACTGCTTCATACCGTGCAGGAGCCTAGCGACGGAGGGGAAGGTGACGGAGGACAGGGCGTGGTTGAGCATCGCCGTTCCTAGGAAGTTGGAGTGGTGCTGCATTGCGTGAGGGCCGAGGGCCGCTTCAGCGGAGGGTCGCATCAGGTGGCCGAAGAGGCCCATGTTTATCGGATTCGGGATGATGTCCTCCTTGTCCCTGTTCACGCTCGAGATGATGCTGTCGTCCCTCTCCGAGTGATGGTCGTGGAGTTTCTCAGTGAGGATGTGCTGGTCTATCGCGTGACCACCCTCGTGGTACATGCTTGCGAAGTCACCCGCGAAGTGCTTGTCACCGAGTATGGATATGGCCTCCTGCACCTCCAGTGGTACGGTCTCGAGGTCCTTGAACGGGACGTTGGTCCCGAACAGGGAGAGGACGTCCTGTATCTCCCTGCGTCTGCTGGGTAGGAGTTTGAACTCCTTCTCCTTCCTGAGTAGTTCCTTCAAGTGGGCATTGTCTATCAGTGGGCCTGAGTGGCTCGGGTAGCCATGCTCCCCGGTTGGTATCTCGTTCCCCTTGCTGTCGAAGCCGAGCACGTGTAGGAGGTTGTCCCTGTTCACCACGTTCCCCTTCTTCTTGCTGGCGGTGAGTGTCTCCATCTCGTCCACCATGTCACCCTCGATGCCAGCCAGTTGGGA